AATGAGTCGAAGTCCTTCTGGCTCATGCCAATGTCCATGGCGACCTGACGCAGCGGCTCGGTGCCATACCACTCACGCATCCCCAGTTCGTCACCCTTCTCGATCAGCGTGTTGACCTTCTTGCGTGCGGTCGGGCTGTCAAGCAGGTCTTGCATCCGTTCGGTGTATTTGGGGGATTGGCCTGCGGCTCTGGCCTTGTCGACCATCGGCATCCGTGCGAGGTCTTTCTGTTCGACGCCGGGTGTGTACATCCCAGCGGAGCGGGGCATCAAGGGAAGTCCTGTGCCCTGCGGCGTTGTCATTGGTGCTTGCTTGGCCTTCAGCGCCTCTTCGAGTTTGCTGACCTCCTTGGCCTTCTTTTCTGCGGCGAGTGCTGCCTCGGCCTCATTGCTGGCCTCTTGCATTACCTTGGCGAACTTCGCGCCGATCTTTTTGATGTCCGCCATTTTTGCTCCTTACACCGCGTATGGATTGACGCGCTTTGGCTGTGCGTCGAAATAATCATCCTCGTCATCATAACGAGGCTCTGGATTTATATCCAGCCATCCGGCATCTTTCAAATACCGAATTGCTTGCGTGGCCGAATCCACATAATCGTCGTGAGACGAATCAGGGAATGAACACAATTGCGAAAGAAAACCCTCGCACCAATCCTTCACATACCCCCTTTTGACGCCGCTCTCCGGTAGCCAGACGCGGCCAGTGGCAAAGATCGACGCGGTAATTTGCAGGCGCTGCATCTTGTCGGCCTTGCCCGGGTTCCATGGAATCACAGGCAGGTGGGCGTGACGCAATTCCTGAATCAGGGAGATGCCTGCGGCCTTGTCCTCCACGATGATCAGGTCGGGCCGCTTGGCATTCCTGCCCTCACCGTAGGACACCCGCCACTCGTCCAGCACCTTGGGCTTGAGTTTGGGGAAGTCGAGGTGCTCGGCCCAGCAGTCGATCAGCAGGACGGACATCGGGCCGTCCATAGGCTTGAACACGCCCCATGTGGTCATGGCCGTCGGGTCGTTGTAGGTCTTCTCGGAGAAGGCGCAGTCGTAGGACTGGATGATGAACTCGAACCTCGGGAACTCCCGGCCAGCAGGCCACAGGCGGAACATATCCCGGGAGACCACCTTGCCGTCTTCGAGGTCGACGATCTCACCCAGCACCTCTTGCAGGTACAACTTGCTGCCCTTGTACTGCTCCAACTGCTTCTGGAACGAGGGCGCGAGGTTGTCCTTGTTGTCGTAGGTCGAGGCGCGGTCGATCACCACATCGTCGCCTTCCCGGCCCACGAGGTCGAGGATCAGGTCTTTGGGGCGCGGCGTGGTGGTGACGATCACCTTGGGGCTGTCACCCAGACGCAGGCCGAACTGCATCATGTCCCACGCCTCTTGGATGTAGGTGAATGCGGCCAACTCGTCGCACCATGCAAAGTGGAACTGGGGGCCGCGCAGGCGCTCGTATGAGTCGGCGCTGATACCCCGGATGCTGGAGCCGTTCACCAACTTGATGTGGTGGTCTTGCTTGTTGTAGTCGACGATCAACTGCTCAGGGATGCAGGCCAAGAGGCCAGACTGACCCTCGAAGCAGGTGAACTTCAAGTCGTTGGATGTCGGGGCCAGCACCAGTGCCCGGGAGCCGGGGGTGATCCATGTCCACCACCACAGGGCTTCAGCAGCACTGCGGGTTTTCCCTGCACCGCGACCGGCCAGCATCATCCAGACATGGTAGTCCTGCTCCAGCGGGGGCGGCACTTGGTAGGCGTGGGCACCGGCCACCCATCGGGCATGGGCGAGGATTGCTACCCGGTTCGCCTCGTCAAGTGAGTCGAACTCCTGCGCCAGATCGGCGTCGAGGTGCTCAACCAGCGACACGCTTCCCCATTTCCATGTTGCGGATCAACTCGAACAGTCGGCTGCTGCCAGCCTCTTCGGTCTTAATCGGGGCACCGTTGGGGTCGCCTGCGATGATGGTCTTGTCCCCGTACTTCTCGGGCTTCCACTTAGCCAGCAACTTCAGGCGGGTCTCGATCCGCAGTTTGCTGCGCTGGATGTGCTCGGTGTCCACCACCCGCTGGATTTCGATCTGACCCCGGGCGTTCCTGACCTCGCGGTTCATCCAGTCGTTGTTCGAGTTGTCGGCGATGTCGAGGCATTCCTCGGCGATGTTGTCGTAACCCATTTCACGGGCGCGTGCGATGTGTGCAGAAAGGTCTTCATCGCGGGCCATCCAAAAGTAGATGTTCCTCCACGCTGGCATACCCTCCATACGGCATATCTCTCTCAGGGGTACTCCCTCACTGAGGAGTTCGCATATCTGCTCTGCTACTACTGGATCGTAAGAGGAGGGGCGACCGATGGCGTGCTTCTTGAGTTCGGTCTGCGCTTGGCCGATTACCTTCTCGACGGCCTTCTTGGCCTTCGCGGATTCGGTCTTTGATGTGCGCGGCTTGCGCGGCTTCGGCGTTTCGGGCGTCATCCCTATTCCTCCTGCGAATGGTTGATAGTTCTGGTCAGTTTATCCGATTCGCTTTTGTGACGCCAGTATAAGTTGTTGGTGGTCGGTGCCAATCCCCGACTTGAATGTTGCCCAGCAAGGGCGGTGAGGCAATCTTTCACCAACACGGCTGGATTGGCGGGGATCGAACCCACTGCCTTCGGGCATGAACGGCGAATCTCGCGCCGACCTCTCTCAACCCATGCGTCTTGGCCCCCGTTTTATTTCATCGGTCGGGGAAACCGATTCGCTATCAGTTCGCTGGCGACTCGCTTGACTCGATCAACTCAGGCTGCTCCGGCTGGCGGTACTGCTCGATCTCGATTCCACTCGTCAGTGCCTTCACCAAATCATCCTGAGACGCCACACGCACGGTCAGCAGCGTGTTCGCCACATGACTCAGTGCCTGCTGCCGCAGGGATGCCTTGATCAGGCGGATTTTGTTGTCGGGCGTACCGACCAGATAAATGCGCTGCTGTGCCATTGCCGCTCCAATCTTTTATTGGGTTTTGTTGTGGATGAAATTATACCACGACCGATACCTTGGTCAATGTCATGACCACTGTTTCGATACCGTGGCGACGGAGAAAAAGCGGAGAAAAAACGGAGAACTCTGATGAACAGAGTTTCGATACTCTGGTGAAAAAGGAAAGCCCACTCATGGTGGGCCTCCGGTGTTGGTAGAGGGCACCACCCCTTGAGTAACCGACTCGGTTTGAGTTCGCTACCTGTTCGCTATACATTCGCTTTTTACATAAAGCAGAGTATAACCACCAGTGCAACAAACGCAACCCCGGCCAGAGTCTCGTCCACCACGAACCGCGTGCTGCGCTCGTAGTACCACTGCTGCTGGCTGGGCAGTTCTCTCATCATGTCGTCGATCTCGTGCTTATTCATGTGTCAGCATCCAAAAAGTCTTGCTGGCCGATCTTGTGCGGCCCGCCGTTGATTCGATATTGCAGGTTGCCCTCTTCGCGCAGCGCCCAGACCACCAGCCACGACAGCACCTCAGCCGACAGGGTTTGGCCGCACTCCACCAAATCCCAGTATTTGAGGTCATTGACTTCGCGCTCGGTCACGATGGCCTTGACTTTGTCCGGGCGCATCCACAGGGGCAGGGTCGGCTCGGCCAGCCAGACGCACTTGAAGGTCTTGCAGGGACTCTCCGGGCGGTGCTCGTAGATGCCGCAGGTGCCTTGCAGGAAGAAGCAGGGCTTACCCGGGTGAAAGACCTCGCCGTGGGCCTCGCCTGACAGCCAGCCCTTGCAGCACTCGGAGCACTCCCCGCAGGATCGCTCAGGAAGGATTGGAATCGTCGTCATACCCAGACCCCCACAGGACGGGCCTCTGGGGCGTTTTTCTGGGGCGGTTGGGGCGCTGGTATGGACAAGGCCCAAAAAAGCGCGTACAGGCCGCAAAACAGGGCCGCAGCCACGGCCACGGCGATCAGGTTATCTCTCATGCGCCCTCCTCTTCGGTTTCTGCAACCTCTTCAGGAGGGTTGGGCACATTGTCCAGCACGCGCTGGATCGCGGCGATCATGGCGATGGCCTGATCACGGGGGATCACGCAGTTCGCGCCACCGCCCTGCACTTGGATTGAAAGCCACATCTCGTTGTCGTCGTACTTGTCGATGAAGACCACGCGGTTGCGGTCGTCGGTTTCGATGCGGGTTTGAAAGTCTTCGGTCTTTGCCATGGTTTTCTCCTCAGTTGAAGTATTGGTCGATCTCAGCGTTGATGCGGTCGTGGTCGCGGTCGGTCAACTTGCGCTCAAGCCACGCGGCCTTGTAGCCCTTGCGATCCAGCACCACCCACTCGGAATCGCTGTAGCCGTAGTAGTCGAGGTCGCTGGCGGCGTTGTAGTTGTACGAGCCGCGCACGCACTCGTAATGGGTGACACCAATCAAGCAGGGGATGCCTGCGATGGTGGTTTCGATCTCTGCTTGGTATGTCATTTTGCTTTTCCTTCGCTGTTAGTGGTTTAATTATACATTAAACGAGAGGGGGTGCACCCCCCCCTCCGATCACAAAACTTTTGGGCGCTGAATCACGGTCTGGCGCGTGTTGTTGTACAGGGTGTGATCCTTCACTGTGGCTTTGACAGTCTTTGTCTCGCCAACGCTGCCGAGGTCGGTCAGACCCTTGTAGGTCACCACATTGCCCTCGGGGGTGCGAGCGATGGTGATGTAGTTGGTGCCGTAGAACTCGCTGTGCAGCACCACGATGCGCTCGACCTTCAAGGTCAGGGTGATCTTCTCGCCGACAGCACCAAAGAACTCGCTGGTGGCGTTTGCAGCACGCTTGGCTACCTCTGCCTCGACCAAGCCAATTTGGCGCTCTGTGGGGGCTTCCCGGCGGGCGTAGAAGGATTGCTTGAAACCATCCCAGTAGTCGCCTTCGAGGGTCTCAAGTTTTGCGATGAATTCTGCGCTGCCGGTGCGGAAGGCTGCTTCTTTGGCAGCGAGGGCCACTTCGGCCTGCTCGGCTGCAATACGCTGGGCTTCGGCCTTACGGGCGGCGCGAGTAGCAGCGGACTTGTTGACGCGGGCCAACTCGACGGCGGTGTACAGGCGCTCACGGCTCTGACCGCGCACGCCAGTGTTGCTGCAAGTCCAGCAATCGAACCCGGTGTTGGAGCGGGGCTGGCCGTTCTCGATCCAACGCACCCACAGGCGCTGACCACCGACCACTGTGCAGCGGTCGCAGGCGACTGGCACATAGCGCACAGGCTTGCCTGCGTCGTTGAACTCGGGGGTGCCGCTGAACTCGCTGCCGTCACGGTTGAAGAGGGTTGTCATGATTCGCTCCTAATTCGCTGTCCTGCTTATTGCAGTGATTGGAAGTTTAACACCGCCTTAAACCATGTCAACACCTAATCCAACTTTTTTGTAGGGACTTTCCCTAAGTCGCCCGGCCCTTTGAGACTTCGCAGCAGCGGGGCCAGCACAAACTCGGTGCCCGGGGTGTGCCTCATGTACCGCTCGATCTCGGCCACGATGTAGTCGCAGCCATGATCGAACCCTTTGATGTAGTCGATGTCTTCTTTGCGGTTTGGATCAAACATGGTCAGCCTCCGTTCTCGATCAGCCACTCGGTGCCCTTGCTGGTGATAGCCCACACCACGGCCTTCTTGCGGTGCGAGGTGAAGCGCCGCATCTGGGTGTCGCGGACATAGCCCCTGTCGGCCAGCGCAACGCGGCAAGGGCGGTATGAGTTGCCGTCCATGTGCATCAGGCTCTGGCCCTCCTCGTCGGTCAGGCCGTCCTGATACCGGGCGATCATCGTCAGGACAGATCGAGTCATGCGCCCAAACTTCGGCGCGATGGCAGCAGCAGCGGCTGCACTGGTGTCGCTGTGCCACTGGTGCGGTGGCAGCGTGCCTCGTGGCGCGAGACCGATCTCACACAGGGCGAGGCAAGTCTTGATGGCGTCGGCCACGAAGATATCGTTGGTGTGGATTGACTCCAACTCGTCGCGCACTTGGCGCAGGATTTTCTTGCTCATTGCGCCCCCTCAGAAGTTGTAATCGTAAAACTTGACAGGCTGATCACTCAGCCCGAAGCGACGGCCATACTTGTCTTGCCAACCCTTTTTGGCGCTCAGTCGAATGCGAATCACCGGGTTGACTGGATTGCTCTTGATGTGCCACTTCTGGTCGCGCTGGTTCAGGCAGTGAGCCGAGAAGCCGCCGGGAACCCATTCGAGGTTGACGGACTCATCACGCTCTGCATCCATCTCACGCACCTCGATGGTCTTGTCGCTGATCACGCGCACAACCTCGTAGGGGTTGACATCGCTGTAGCCGTAGTGGTTGGCATAGTTCATGGTTCACTTTCCTTTCGCTTTTGAATGGGGGCCGAAGCCCCCGGGATTTACTTACGCTTAATGTTGTCCCAACGGGTGGCGATCTCCACCTCTTTGACGGTGTCGTACCCTGCCACCCCACAGCCGGGGTTGTCGGCGAAGTCGTACTCGTTGTCGAGGGTCACAATGATGCTGTTGCCATCACCACGCTCGTCGTCGATGTGACGCACCCAGAGGCGCGTGTCGAGAATCTTTTGCAGAGTCTTGAGCATCGCGACCTCCGATTAGCGGCTGGTGACTTTGACGCTAAACACAGCGGCGGTCTTGCTGTACTTGGCGATCTGTTCGGCGGTGATGCCGAGATCGGCGCACAGGGTCTTGTAGTCGACGCTGGTGCGGTTTGCTTCGATGTAGGTGGCCTTGAACAGGTCACCCTCGACAGACTTGGCACCGCCTGCATTGGCGGCGTCCTTGAACTGATCCTTGATGGCAGCAGCCTGCTTCTCAAGGTCGGCGATCTGGGCCAACAGTTGACCAAGGGTGTCAACTTGGGTG